GGCAAACCCGGACATATTGGACGACACCTCATTCTTTTGTGTGTTATTTTGAATGAGGTGTATGATGTCGTCAATTCTGTCTCTTAGCTTATCATGTAGGTTAATTGACTTAACCTCCTCAATCGGGAACCACCGGTAATCGTCGTGTTCGTCGCTTAGGGTGCAATCGAACTGCTTCTTCACCCTGCATATGTAGATGCGATAGATGTGGCGACCGTTGTGATGATCGAAGTGCGTCAATCTTACGCACTTTGGAAGGTGGCCGATTTCCTCCTTGGTCTCTCGCTGGGCAGTACCCAGGAGGGTTTCATCTTCTTCTGCCTTGCCGCCGGGGGTTCCCCACTGGCCGCTTTTGTCGCCCTTGCCGGTGCGTTTTAGGAGCAAAATATGCGTACCGTCAGTGAACACGAAGCCTGCGCCTCGTTTCCCCCAGACCTTTTCGCCATGCTTCCCGATGCGATGCCACATGCTTAACGTTTCTTACAGCGTGGGTGTTTTTCTTTGTTACTAAGACTCACAGGGCCAACGGAGGAAAGCCCATACGATTGTCCGTCTGGGGCCGCTCCCTGTGGCGTTGCGTCCATTTTGATCTTCTCACGACCGACTGCGGGGCTACCTGCTCCTGCCCCCATTTCTCTTAGAATATACCATTCGTCAAATTTCTGCAATTTCATTTACATCCCTACCTTATCATCGTTGCTGGGTTTGAGGAACTTATCTAGGTTCAAAGTGCCTTGCATAGGTCGCATAGAACCTTGCGTTGGTCCAGTCTTGCCTTTGATCGGCTTCAAGCCGCCTACGTGATGAGGAGGCTCGTCTTTGATCCTGTGTATCATGTTATAGACGCTACGGAAGACCTCTGCTGCGGAATGACCTACACACCGCTCTGAAGATTGTACGGTAACGGTGTCACGATCCTTGTTGTAGAACCCCTTGGACACCACAAAGCAATCGTCCTGGGGATAGTAAGAGACCACAAGCACCCATTCGCCATCTAACCAGTTCTTTGCTGATATAATGATGCGGAAAGGGTGTTCGGCGAAATACTTCTTCACATGGTAATCCCGTTCTTTGAGGGCGGCGGAAACGTACCCGAGAAGCAATTTGGCAAAACTTTCCCTTACTTCTGTTACGGTGGTGCGATAGTTGACTTCAACACTATACTTCCCCGCTGATTCGTTGAGATCAGAGAACGATAGATTGTTGTTTGTTATGGACATAATGTTTCCGTTTCAGCCATTTCAAGAAGGCTTGTTGGGAATATCTATCATTCTTACTACGGTTTTCCTTTGCTGTGATTGGCCGTAAGTTATCAAGCGAGTTTATCAATGCCATATCTCTTATGTCGTTGTCTAAGAAAGCTTGGATTGGGAAAATATGATCCAAATGCCAGATACTATCCTTAACAAATTGCCAGTTAGGATGGTGTGTAACATGCTCCATGAGGTCTTTGTCGGAGTAACCTAATAGTTCATGTGTTCTACTTTCTTTTTTGAGATTGAACGCTTCAAGTGATCGTCTAAGCAAGCGGTAACATTTTTGCCGAAACAGGTAATTCACCTTCTTTTGTTTCCTATCAGCGAGCCACATATGATTTTTAGGTCCGAACCTTGTCTCCCCCACACATTTGATGCAGCTAGTTTGCCCTCCTAGGACGGCACCGAGGCTAACTTTTGCCTCGTTACAACATTTACAACGATACTTCATTTTGGTTACCCGGTCGATGTACTCAGCCTCCAAGAGTGTCCAGCCGTTGCTTCTGAAAATGTCTTGCACCTCTTGTAAAGTATACTTTTTCTTCCTACCGGTAGGCTCGCAGAAACCGCATCGGCGACCACTAGAAAACTTGTTCCAATTGATTGTTGATAGTGTACCACAACTACACTTATAAGGCATTTTCGTGATAGCGTTTTTGTAATGACCGAGAAGCTCGCAACCTTGTTGCTTAAAGTATTCTCTTATCATTGATTCATCATTCTTACGAGACATATACCACCATCAAGCTAAACTTACATTTGGCTATGTACAGCATCGGCAAATTAGCACAAGAACTTAACAAAAAGATGGTCTACCCGATTAAAATGGGGAGGACATCGCCGTAACGAGTAATCAATCGTTCTTCCCACTTATCCCACATATCCTTGCCACGTTGCATGATGTCTTGGCCGTTAAGTTGCGTGCCGCCTTGTGGCCCTGGGATGTTGGTGAACTTGCTACGAATCTCACCAACCATCATCATCGCCGAGGCTAAGGCCCCTTCACGGATGGACTGGTAGTTATGTTGCCAATCCTTACATTTCTGTAAGTAATACACGATGCAGTGTGATGTCTTGCATGGTATGGGGTAAAGCTTAATGGTATCTTGACCACCCACATACTCCCAACCGCCAATCCCGGATGATATCTTAGTATACATCTGCTCGTATTGCTTATACAACGCCCATTCGCCCATGCGGCCCCAAATAGGCTGAACAGGATCAATCATACCGCCCTGGATGCTTGAATAAGCTCCACCAGGATAGAAATACTCTACCGGGATTGCGCCGCCAAGGTCGGATGCTTGAAAGGCGAACTCGGCCATTTGCTTGTAGAACACATTCCTAATATGCCCAACATAAGGCGGCATCTTGTAAACGCTCTGGCCTGGGTTGGTTACGAATGTATAGTATTGGTAGAAGTCGTAGGGGGCATATTGCTCCCATATGTCTAACGCTTCGCTGATAGCTAAGTCTAATTGTTGCTCGTCAAGTTCCAATTCAATGACTGGCGCACCGAGCTTGAGTAGGATGTAATCGTGTAATTGTTGTCGGACATTGGCTCTTTTCGGTCGGGGGCCGATGACCGTCTCGTCGCAATCCTCAATCGGATCAGGGTCACGACACATGAGGTTCCCGGTTCCGCAAGATTGATTCGATTTAGTCGAACTTGCAATCGTAAGTCTGGTTTGTGAAGGACATGAGTTTGTGTATGCCATGAAAGTATATATGACATTTAACTCTTTTACATTATGGTTCAACTACCACAATTTGATCCCTACACACGGGCCATTAAGAAGTACATGTTCGACATCATGCCGGAGAAATACACCACTCTGACCGATGAGGTTATTGACCGAATATGCCATGCCATTGTCACAAAGCAAGATGCGGAACACCTTATTAGGTTCCTAGGGGACATCTATCAGGCGGGGCACGCAGCGGCTATAAAGAACGCCACCGAGACTCTTGAAAAACACAACATCAAGTTGACGATACTTCCACCGAAGGCTGCTCCGTGAAGTCCGGTTTAATGTCCGAGGGGAGGCAATGGATTATCACACCATCGCCTTGTGGGTCGCTCGCTATTTTTATCGCCCGCCACCAACGACGGCGAATCGGGTGAAATAACACCGAACCTTCGGTCACTTGGTTCACCGTGGTCCAGTATGCAATACGCATGTCGCCCGCCTCTACAATACTCGCTTGGAATTGAAACGGCTCCTTGAACTTAAATCGTACAACGGTTTCCCCATATAGCGGGTCACGTTGCTCTACTCGTTCGGTAGGCAGGCAATACAACATAGCTCGCTCCCTCGCTCGGAACTGACTCTTCGGTTTCTCTGGCGGGGGAGGAACTGGTTTTGGCTCCGGCTTCCATTCTACCGGAGGCTCAAGTTTAGCAACGGTTTCAGTTACGGAGTCAATGATACTCATGGTTTCCTCGTGACTGATGATGCGGTCTTTAGCAACCGGCTCAACTTGTTGAGCCGGTTGCTTTTTTGGGGCCGACTCTATCTCAACAGTTTCCCCGGTCAATTGGTCAAAATTCTTCAGATAGGTTGTTTCCGCATCCCAAAAGTTCTGGTTTGTAAGCAGCTTGTTTGGCCCTCGTAACTTATACGGCGTTCCGTCTTTTCTTCTCAACACCATGATATCCCTTAAAAAGTTAGTACGTATCAAATACATATAAGAGAAAGGTTGGAAATATGACAGTATTAGCTCCTTACGTCGCCGAAGTCTTATTACTTAGATACATGTTAAGTAATGGTCAGAATCTGCACCTATACCTATACAAGAATTATTCCACGGCCCCGGCGTATGGTGATACCTTGTCGACATATTCATCTAACGAGCCTGTCGATACAGCTTACACAGCATCTACGCTTGCCAGTGGCGGTTGGGCTGTGACTACTTACCCAACCACATCAATTACAACAGCAGCGTATTCCACCTTGCAGACGTTTAGCCTGTCACTCGCTACGAGTGTGCAGGGTTATTATGTGACAGACACAGCAAACGCCAACCTTCTTTGGGCTGAGAAGTTTGATACTGGATCAATCACAATTCCCGCTGGGGGTGGGGTAGTAACGATAAGTCCATCAGTGCAATTGCAATAGGAGTTATCATGGTGGTACGAAACAAAGATGGCACGCCATACGCTGTCTCTGGCTCTTTGAGTCAGTTGATGCCAGATAGCCCGACCAATGAGCTTTTCAATCAATACGACCAGGAAACAATCCGTTTAGGCGGTTCCCCAATCCTTTACTATGAAGTTTTTATCAGTGGCGTTGATAAGCAATACATGGAATCCAGAAATAAGATATGGTCCCAAACCGCTGTTGAGTTATTCGGGATGTATGATCCGATTGCCAGTCAAATGGCTCAAGGGCTATTTGGAATAGACGGCCCGGATACCTTAATCATTACCGTCAATTACGCCGACGCAATTAGCAAGCTCGGCCACTTGCCGGTTGTCGGCTCTCGCATTTATACACCTATGTTAAGGGAACATTGGGAGGTTATAGACAGGAAGTTGGATAACTTTACACGATGGCAGGTTTACCATATCCTTATCCACTGTCAGCGTTTCCAGGATACGCTTACGAACCCGGCGGGTACCGTATCGCAGGGCGACCAGCCTACTTGGAAGATAGATTAGCCTCTAAATACCTCTTTCAAATGAGGTATAGGATGTAGGCTTGTGAAGAAGCAACGAGGAGTTAATCTCACTGGTGGGAATCTGTTGGTGATTACAGTTTCAGTGGCAGGGTTCAGATATGCAATCCCCTCAAACACTGGTGGTCTTAGCCTAGGGATGCGGTAGAGTTTAAGGTTCAATTTCATTTCCACGTACACCTAATATCAGATTGTAACTTAGATCGCTTGACTTCTGGTGGTAGTTGTCCAAGCTGATTAAGTTGCGAGAGTCGCTCATACAAGTTGGTTTGTAGTTCAAATCCATCCTCCTGAGCCCGCCTTGTTATATACGAATCAGCGTTTTGTCTTGCGAAGTCATTGCTGGCCGCTATGTTTGTTGTCTCGCTAGACGACATTCGCTTAACGGTATAGTCCCTGCGTGGTAAGACAACACCTTGAGCGAATGGTCGTCCCTTTTCAAACAAGCATGGTTTGTCAAGGAAGATCACTCGCAGCAACCCAGGCCACCAATCGAATTCGATTGATTGGACAATCGGGAACGGTCCCTCGCCAGCTATATAGATCGAGTAGTGCGGGAAGATGAACAAGTTACACATTTCCATAACTCGTATGTGTTCTTGGAATGTAATCCCAAAGAAATCCTTAGATAGCTTTTCAACAAAGGTTTCCCCAGGAGGACTACCAGGATATTCAAAATTTGAGTAGGGCCAAATGAATTCAACTCCGGTTGTGGCCGCATCATAGAACTCTTTGAACTGCCACGGTTGAGGATTTTGTCCAACGTTTGTTAACTTTTCATCAAACTGAATTTCACGAATGATATCTCCGCTATGTCGAATTAACATACTTTTACTTTTTGTTTAATTTTGTGATATGGCTTTTTCCATTTGTAAGCAAAACAACTAATGGGCGGCTCTTCACCAATAAACTCAAAGAATCGTAACACACTATTGATTTTATACAATGCAATTCTGGGTTTGCCATAAGATAAATACAAATGAAACTCAACCTCGACATTCCTCAATAATCTCTCTACGAGAAATTTCGCATCTTCAAATGTAAAGCCATGAGTGGCTAATCCCAATTCGACACAATTCCTACTCGCATTAAGATAAGAGGTGTGACCATCTCCATAAAACCAATATCTTAATGATGTCGGCGAAAGGGTGAGTGTTTTTGGTACAAACTTAATACGGTCTTTATACCAACAATTATGAAAGTTATGAAGCGATAAATCCACTCGTGATGATGCTCTATATTGAGCTTTCCCATTACAAACTTTTCCTTTTATAGTGTAATAGGTTGGTTTGATATAAATCATCGGCATCCATCGCAAAGGCAATAATTCAACCACATGTTCAATAAACTGCTTATGGATACTAGTAACTGTTAAGAACGGAGTCTTGCATTGCGATTGCAAGTAAACCGATCCGTCCCCCAACAGTAAACCTGTAATTACTTCTTTATGCAGTGAGGTTAATTCAGATGTAAAGCAACACGTATTTGGATGTATATTAGATGCGATGTTATTTTCACGCAATATACGATAAACAGGAACATGGCTACATCCGAACATTTTGCCTATTGCCGGGGCACCTTTACCAGATAGGTACTCATCAATCACTTGGCGTGTCGGTAGGTTGATTTTACTAGGCATAATTTACCATTACGATGAATAACTACATCTATAGTACTAGTATCGGCTTTTTTTCAAATAGAAATTAAATGACTTATAAAACATTAAATGAATGCGCAGAGCCGAGTTCTCTTGATCCAAAGCAACCGCCAGAACCATACGCAAGGACGTGCCAAACAAATCCCACGTTCAATAGTTGCGATAAAAAGGAAACCCTTTACAATGCCCCGAACGCACCATTTCAGGGGTTGGACGCAGACATTCTCAATATGATTGAAGGGTTGGGGGAGCCGATTTATTGCAACCCCATGACGACTGGCAAAATCGTTGAAGACCCAAACGATCCACCTTTGCCGCCTGACAAGTCCGTTATCTATCGTTACGCAAAGGGGTTTCGAGCGATTGACGAGGCTGTGAAGAAAGTTTTTAACAACATCGATGTCATTGATGAACAAGGCAAGGTTTTTCGTGTTCCTCTTATTTGGGGATCGCAAGAGCGAGCCGTGGCAATAATGATGCAATCAAATGTTCGTAAGGACAATACAGGGGTTGTAGATCGTGTTATGCTCCCGGCCTTGTCCATCTACACATCGAGCTACAATTTCCCCACTGAAAGATTTATGAGTGAGATGGCGGTCGACTATGACCGCAACGTGGTTCACCGTGATCCGCTTGGAAATATTTTAGGTGCTATTGGCGGCTCTCCTGGTTGGACTTATCAGGAACGCAGCAGCCCATTTGATACGATATTAGGGCACACCCGAGGTATAGCTGTCGATTTAGGCTATACATTAACAATTTGGACGAAGTTCTGGGAGGACATGAATCAAATCCTAGAGCAGATAGCCACGAAATTCAATCGGTTTGCGTATATACGAATACAGGGTGTAAACCTTTGGGAGAGTACAGTAAGGATAGATTCGGTTACTAATAACTTGGATACTGAACCCGGTGATACAAATAACAGAGTGTTTAAGTTCCAAATTAGTTTGACCGCTGAGTCCTATATTCCGCAACCGATAGTGAAGCGGAAGGCTGTGTTTAAGACGAGGACAGAAGTATTAGATAGCGTGAGCGATTTTGATGTTGCAAATATAATCGCAAGAATAGAGGCAGCAGTAGGAGACATTTAATGATAGAGATTCGTAATCGAACCGCTGGTCCGATACAGCTTATCGTCAGGTCTTTTTCAGAAAGACGAGAGCACGCTAAAGCTATGACCGTTCTTAATATTCCCGGAAGGAAAACCATCTTACTTGAAGACGAAAGAATCGTACCTAACGATTTGGAACGAAAAGTCAAGTGGGGATTATTAGCAACCCGAACAATTACAGATTTAGAAGAAGTCACCACAAAGGAGATATAATATGGCGATTCTCATGGGATTTCCGCCTTCTAACACAATTAGCCCAAGTGTTAGGATTACAGAAACAGACCTAAGTCTCATTCTGCCGCAAACCAGCACTCATACCGCCGGTCTTGTGGGATTTTGTAGCAAAGGCCCGATCAATCTGCCTACGCAGATTGCAACAACTAGAGATTTGCACACTGTCTTTGGATACCCACATCCAGACAACAGCGACCCATATCTCATTTACGCCGCCGAGCAGTATTTGCTTGTTGCAAATACACTGTATATCGTGCGAGTGGCAGACGAAAGCCCTGTTAGTAGCTCACAAGCGACATTCGCCAGTGTTCAAGTTCCATCTGCTGGAAGTCAGGCGGGTTTGTTCTCGTCGGTGCCGCAGGGCGGAGTGGTCTATGGTGGTGTGCCAGCGTTCGTGATCCCAGACAACACAAAGGCCGCTAGCAACCTTCATCCGCACGGAGCTTACTACTTCCGTTGGAGGCTAAACGGAAAGTTGTCAAGCAAGACATTGGTATTGCTTCCGGGTACTTATACTGCTGCCCAACTATGTGATCCGAACAACGTCAGCGGACTTGCTGCTCAGGTAGACCCAATTGCTGATGGTGTTGAATTCGTGGCATGGGCACAACCCGGCGACCCAGCAGTTAATGGCGTAAGTTACAATCCTAATTACGCAGGAGATGCGCAAGCGAACGCAACTAGAGTTATGTTCAGAAGCCATTGGTCTTATGGACCAGACGCTTCCGTTGAGTTGGTATCAATTCAGAACTCGCTTTATGGTGGCCCGCAAAATGCGATTGACCATTGGAGTGCGCTCTGGACTGGCTTGGACGAGTATGGTTATGGTTTAGGCAACATTGGAAGTAACAACACGGTGGTTGCATCAGTTACCGTCGCCGCCGCCGGTCAAGGATATGTCCTTAACGATATTCTAACTCTCCAAGGCGGAGATAACAACGCCACGGTGAAAGTAACGCAGATTTCCGGTCTTGGTTACGTCACAAACGTAACCCTCGTAAACACTGGTACTGGTTATACCGTAAATTCCACCCTTACAACCGTTGATACGACCGGAACCGGAACCGGAACCGGCTGCCAAGTTACAGTGACCGCTCTTACGAGTCAGGTTAGCAGCCTTGGTGCTGTGCAAGTCGTGAATGGCGGAACGGGCTATCAGGTCAGGGACGTTCTGACACTTACCAGCAGCACTCTTACTGGTGCTGGTGGTACAGTTACCGTCCAGGCTGTTGATAGCACTACTGGTGCGGTAACCGACATTGTCGTGAACGCTATTGGAGCGGCTTATGGACAGGGCCTCTACAATGTGACCGGTGGTCACGGCGCAAATAATGCCACAATTGCTGTTACAGAGTTAATACAGCAAACATGGAACGCATCACAGGCGACAGATGCCTGGACTCCTGGCACCACACTGCCCGCTGGCGGTAATGTTCTTAACCCACTTGGGTTTGGCACATACATGCAGCAGGCGGTAGTAGCAGGATCGAATAACAAGTATCCAAACAACAGCTACATCTCGAATGGCAAGTATGATTTGTCGGCTAGTGGGTTGTATCTGCAAGTTGTAATAGAGGGTACCGATAACGTCTTGATCGATGACGTTGTTCAGACCATTTACTTCAGCGATCTTGCCAAGAACGTTGATGTTGCAACGGTATGCACCGAAATCAATAATCAGGCACAAGGATTCTTCGCCTATGCCCTTGGTGGAACTGTTATTCTATCAACCGAGACGTTCGGACAAGATTCTGCAATCTATGTGAAACCAACTAGCGCAGCGGCCATTTTCGGATTCCCGAACCAGACCCAGACTGGGTACACTGATAGTTGCCAATATGGATCGTCTGATTCTTATGCACATGGCATCGGCATGGGATGTTGCTCAGCTATGCCAGCAACCAATTTCGGATACAGCGGAACAAACCTTTGCACCGCTACTTGTCCTTCCAACAACCTAGCCAACTATACCTTCCAGATCACAGCAGATTCAAAGGGTATCGAAGGCAATAACACGCAAGTCGTAGTGGATACCGACCCTTCAACCGGGACATTTACAGTAAATGTATATTCCAACGGCGTGCAAGTTGAGCAATGGGGTGGATTAACAAAGAACCAAAGTAGTTCTTACTACATTGAGTCTTACATTTCGTTGGTAAGCGATTACATCCGAATTGTTGACGTGACTACCAATCCAGCGGCTCCGCTTGCCGGGACATACACATTGTCTGGTGGGTCTGACGGTATTCCGCCGAACCCAGACGATCAGGACTTGCTCATCGTCGGAAGCGACGTAGGTATGACTGGTATGTATGCAATGAGTGATCCAGAGCAAGTAGATATTGATCTAGTTGCTGCTCCTGGCCGGGCCTCGACGGAAGTCATCACTTCCTTGCTAAACTTGTGCCAGAACGTGCGTATGGACTGCTTTGCAATCATCGACCCGCCGTTCGGTCTTACCGTATCGGAAATCGTTGATTGGCAGAATGGTGCCCATCCTCTCAACCTAACAAGGTTTGATAGTGATTTTGGTGCCTTGTACTGGCCGTGGCTGCGGTATCGTGACAACACGAACCAGCTAGACGTATGGGTTCCGCCGTCAGGGTCTATCCTGGCTGTATATGCCCATTCCGACGACATGGCAGCACCGTGGTTCGCCCCGGCAGGTTTAACTCGTGGAATAGTTCCCAACATCACGGGTACCTTCCAGCGACCAAGTTTGGCAGAACGAGACCAGATGTACGGCAACAGGAACGCCGTAAATCCGATTGTTAACTTCATGGACGTTTCAAGTTACGTCGTATTTGGTCAGAAGACATTGCAACGACTTCCAACTGCATTGGATCGTGTCAATGTGCGTCGTATGATGCTATACATTGAGAAGGTTATCAAGTCGCAATCCCGTCTATTGCTCTTTGAGCCTAACGATCAGATTCTATGGAACCAGTTCATTCAGATGGCATCTACCGTCTGCGAAGAGGTAAAAGGTAAGCGTGGTATTACAGATTACCTCGTCCAGTGCGATTCAACTTTGAATACACCAGACGTAATTGATCGTAATGAATTACATGCAAGAATCGGAATCCAACCCACACGAGCGGTCGAGTTTATTTTCATCAATTTCTCGATCTATCGAACTGGATCGTTTACCGATCCAGCTAACAACTTCTAAGAGAAGTGTAAATAAGACAGATAGAAAAACATATTGGAGGATAAATGTCAGTTTCAACGCCAGTTTTTAATACCGTTCCTGGTGCCGCAGGCACAGCCGGAACTACCTTCGATCCGAATAGTTCCGGTATGGGAATTGGTCCGGTCGGAGTGGGTGATCCAAATGTGATCTTCAAGCGGAAGTTTCGTTGGACG